TCCAGTTCTCCCGGATCTTTTCGGGGTTCTTCAGAACACCAGGATGCTGCAAAACGCCTGCAGGCTGTGCGCCATTGCGGAAGAATGAACTGCCATACTTCTCTACAGCGAGTGCGGATCCCAGCGCATTTTTCATCATGGCAATCGGTGAAAAACCGACCAGCCCGTTGAATCCCAAGCCCGGAATATGAAGAATGTCCTCTCTTTGGAACAGGATATCCTTGTTATGCTCTCCCGGAACTTCATCTGTGTATGCGTGGTAGATATAATAAAGTTGCCCATTCGTGTCCCGGTCTACCTCAACATTCTCCGGCAACAGCGGGTAAAGCCCCAGCACGCCATTTTTCCCATCCCGGACAATCTGCGCATAGGCGTTTCCCCACAGGAGAAGATGCGTCATCATGACTTCCCGGAAAGTGAAGCTTGACATCTCCGGATTGCTCTGCCGGTAAAGCACCTTATACAGCGGATGATCCCTTGCCTTTTCCTTTCCGCTTTCATTATCCGAAACCCGGTATAAATGAAACGGCAGGCTTGCCACTGATTCCGCCAGGAGCCGGACGCAGGCGTAGACTGTCGCGATCTGCATTGCGGATTTTTCATCCACAGTCTCGCCCGCATTCGATTTGCCGAAAACAAATATCTCTCCGGAATCCCGGACATTGTCGGTAACCTCAGGCAGCTTCCTTCTGGGAGCATCCCGTGGGCGCTGAAACCCCAGCCATTCTCTGAATCCCATGTCTTACTCCCCCCTTATTGATTTTCGCAAGCTCACGGTCACAGGCAACCATGCACACAACGTAGATCTCCCTGCGGTCATCCCGGTTGATCACGTTATTGGTGATCAGCTCAGTCAGCCGCTCAATCATGTCGCGCTTTTCGCTCTGCGTCAGCTCCTTGTCCGCACTCAATGAACCCCATCTCCTTTACTTTTTCCGCTTGAAGCCTTTACTTTCTCGCTTGATTTCCGCGTTTTTCAAGCGTAAAAGTAAAGTTCAGAAAACCAGCAGTCCTCTATCCGGATCGTCATAAATGCTGTGACTCTCGCCTTCATGCCGGACGCAGCGATCCAGCGCCATAATTGCGGCAACAATGCCGTCGATTTTTTCAGGCGATTTCGCCTTGGTGCATTTGATATTTCCCGCCGGATCTGTGTCTACCACAACATTTCCCGCCATCCAGCGCATGACGGGGTTTCCCCCATGTTGGATGCGGCCCTCCATCAGGAGCTTGTAAAACTCTTTGGTGGGTGGACTCATGCTGGCAAAGCCCTGTCCGAAAGGAACAACAGTAAAACCCATGCCTTCCAGATCCTGCGTCATCTGTGTCGCTCCCCAGCGGTCAAAGGCGATCTCCAGGATATGATACCTCTCTCCAAGTTTCCGGATGAATTCCTCAATGAATCCGTAATGTATCACATTACCTTCCGTGGCATTCAGATATCCCTGCTGGTGCCAAACATCGTAAGGAACGGATGCCCGCCGTACACGTAGTGGTATCGTATCCTCAGGAATCCAGAAGAACGGGAGCATGATATATTTCTCACTCTCGTCCCTCGGCGGGAACATGAGCACGAATGCCGTGATATCGCCTGTGCTGGAAAGGTCCAGGCCGCCGTAACAGTCCCGGCCTTCCAGCGCATCCATGTCAATTGGATCTTTGCCCAGATCATAGATGTATTCAGGAATAAACCGCGTCAGGCTGGAAACCCACATATTCAGTCGGAGTTGCTTAAACACATTTTCCTCTGCAGGATTATCCAGCGCATCCCGATACATATCGCGGACACGCTCAATGCTTATTGTCTGTCCCAGGCTCGGGTTTGCCTTATACCAGTTAGCTTCATCATGCCAGTCGTCTTCATCCGCAAGACCATAAACAACCGGATAAAAGGTCGGATCAACCTTCCTGCCGTCCAAGATATCCTTTGCCTTCTGGTGCAATTCATAGCAGATGGATTCACGGTCTGTACCGGCTGTGGTGATCAGGAAATACAGTGGCTGTTCCCGAGCATCGCCTGACCCCTTGGTCAGAACATCGTAAAGCTTCCTGTTAGGTTGGGCATGTAGCTCATCGAATACCAGGCCGCTGACATTCAGGCCATGCTTGGTCGCCACTTCAGCGGAAAGCACCTGATAAAACCCGGCATTTGAATAATTCACGATCCGCTTTGTTGCCGCCATGATCTTGGATCGTTTTCGCAGCGCCGGCGTCATTTCGACCATCTGCTTGGCAACATCGAACACAATGGAAGCCTGCTGTCGGTCCGCTGCAGCGCCGTACACTTCAGCGGAAGGTTCGTTATCCGCATACAAAAGGTAAAGAGCAACAGCAGCAGCCAGCTCTGATTTTCCGTTCTTCTTTCCGATCTCCACAAACGCTGTCCGAAATTGTCGCTTCCCCCTTTCATCTACAATCCCGAATACATCCCGGATTACCTGCTCCTGCCAGGGAAAGAGCCAGAATGGTTTCTCCGCCCACTTGCCCTTGGTATGTTTCAGGTTCTCGATAAACCGAACCGCGCGATCAGCCTTTTCCTGATCGTAGTGGCTCGTGGGAAGCATAAACCGTGAAGGTCTATAATCCTTCAGCTTAGGTATGCTGTCCGGTCGTTTCTCCATCAATTTCCTCCCAGAAGGTCTTCCATTTCATCTGTCGTGTCTCCATTCTCGTTCCCCGCGATGATCCTGCTCCGTGCAGCAGGTGTTAGCCCGAACTGTTCCGCGAACTGGTGCATCAGCCTCAGATACTGCTGAGCGATAGAGATGTACGGAACCTGCTGCGGATAACCGGAAGGCGTACGAATCACCAGTCCACGATCTGTGATCCGTTCCTCTGCTTCCTTCCATCTGGCATATGCCTGACAGTATCCGGCAAAAGCAGCCATATCGACCTCGGTCAGAACACCCATGGCTTCCATAGTCTTCGCAAGACGTCTCCATTCCTTCTTCGCTTCAGGAACAAGCCATTTAGGACATGCCGGCGCCTTTTTTACAGGCTTTGGCTCCTTCTGATTCAGCTTTCGCTTTCCGGGATTTCCTTCCAGTTCTTTGATGGCCGTTGGCGTCGGTTTCCGTCCTCTTGTAGCCATTCATGCTCCTCCTCCCCTGAAAAATCGGCACAAAGAAAGAGCCTGCGGATCACTCCGTAGACTCTGTTTCATCTCATTCGGTGGTTTCATTCGTTAGGGGTCCTCACATGTGACCACCATGCGTTTACACGCGCCCCTTGCGGTTCGGGCTGTTCCGGTCGCCGCCAATTATCTGCCCAGTGTGTTTGTTTAAGCGGTCCCAGCTCCGCCTTCTTTCGATGCTATCACTATAGCAGAAAAGTCAATAAAAGTCGTCTAAAAAATTAGTCACTTTTCAAGCACCTATAATCGCTGTTATTTCAAACTCCCGGTTAAAGGTTTCGATATCCACAATTTTGTCATCGCTTCCATCATCCGCCCCGTAGTAGAGCTCGACGCCCTTGGCACAGCTGTTGGCAACGCCTTCCTTCCCGGTCGCTTTCTCACGGATCTCTATGGTATGGCAGGATCCTTCTGCCAGAATCAGCTTTGCATATTCTGTCATCATTCCCGCTCCTTTCCTCTGTTTATCAGTGGTTCATCCCCCACTGCAGGGCTCTTCCGTTATCCGGGAAAAACTCATCGCTGATCGCAATCAGCTTGATCTCGTCATCGCAGTGGAAAGTCGGCATCGCCTTGCCCTTGTAATCGCCCTTGGTGTAGGTGTAAACCGCGCCGAAGTAGCTCGGCTGTCCTTTGCCCTGGTAGTAGTATCCGGCAAGGAGTACCTTGTCTCCGAAGTTGATCACCGTTTCCCAGTTGCATCCTAGGTTTTCGGCTGTTGTCTTTTCCGGTACCCGGTAGGTTTTGGCTTTCTCTTTCAGGCTCTTCATGGTGGTTTCCTCCGTTCGTTTTGTTGTGTGTACATTACCGTAGAATCGGGGAAATAGCCACGCCTGCAGCCCTTGATATCGATACAGAAGATCGAATACATTGTGACGATAGTGTGTCAGGCTTCAATGGGAAGCCAGGCAATCGCAGATGGCTTTCACACTGCCACTGTCGATGTGTCCCGTCTTCCAGATACAAATCATCATGGGTTCGTCAATGCCGGGAATGATCATATCGTAGGTGATGGCGTTGCAGCCCATTCGGATGCACTCATTGACCGCGTTGCCTACAAAGAAGCTGTTCAGCTCCACCGTAGTTCCGTCCCCCTGCGGTATTCTCGCGCCGTGAAGCCTTAATGATTCCAGGTGGCGCTGATCATGGCTGAGGGCCTTCATGTCGATGTTTGTCATTGCGGTAGCCTCCTTGTTTTCGGGGTGTTTTCCCTTGTGGTATGGGCATATTACCGTACATTCGCAGGCATTTCCACGCCATTGATGTGACAAAAGAACGAACTCTATTCAGCCCAGGTCAGACAATCACTCTGGGCTTTTCACCTGGTTTCATCCTGACCCATACCACGTGATCATCCATAGTACGCATGAACATCTCTGGCCACCGAAATCGTTCCGTAAACTTCTCTGCCAGTTCATCTGAAAGAGAACCGAAATCCTCGGTCCTCAAACCGCAGATATAGAAGGTCCCCACAACAATGTCATAGGGCTTTCCATCCTCGTCCGTCAGCGCTCTGTTGGCTGGATACCCTTTTCCTTTGCCATCGTCATCACAGATCAGTGCGACAGGGTCCTCCCAGGGGTATACGGCCTGAATTGTCCCGCCCACAAGAGCCTGCAGGTTTTCAAGGGTATGTTCCACCTCGATAATTCTCGGTGTTTCCAGTGGCGCAATCTCCAGCATACGGATCATTTCTGCCATTTTCTTATTCCTCCGTCCCGTACATGATGAAATGCACGTATTCTTTCTTATGCTCTTCCACGTACATGACAAGCTCGTACATGCCCTGGTCGTAGGCCAACCTCTGCACCATATTGGTGTCAAACATGTTTGTCGCGCCAGAGTCGCGGATTTTTAGCAGAGAACGGAAGACCTTGTCCGTCATGATCATCTTCCGCACACGGTCCTGCCCATAAACCGCATTGAGTCCACAACCGTTGTCCCACTGCATCAGAAGGTCGCCAGCGTCATCCACACCGTTGACGGTTCCCATCGTGCCGACCGGCGGCGCCTGCGCATCGTCCATCTCTTCCAGAATGACCCTGGTGCCAGCTGGATATTCCTTCTGCAGGAGCTCCACTGTTTTTCTGTCAGGAAAGTTCATGTTCCCTTGCCTCCTTTTTTGCTAGTTCAAGCTGGAATTTGTTGAACCCGTACCGAGTGTAGCCCTTTTCAATCACATCGTAGTATCCCTTCATGGGCGGGGTAATCTCCCGTCCTTCTGTCATGATGTAGACCATCGCTGTCACCTTCCGGGGATTCAGCCCGCGAAAATTCGTCATCGTGACCTGCATCTCTTCTTTCCGGTAGTAGCGAGGCCATCCTTCGTACCGATCCAGGCTGTGCTCATCCTGTTCGCTGATCTCCCAGACCAGGACAGGGACTACCCTACCTGGGCATGGCTCAATGGTTGCGTGGATCCGGAAAACCAGTTTCATGTCCTTCAGCACCGCCATTCCCACCGGCTTTGCTTCCGGACATCTGAATGCCATCTGCTCTTCCGACAGGTTGGATCCGTAGGCTATGTAGTATCGTTTCCGCCTGCTCATTCTGTCCCTCCGTTCTTTCCGTCCACATGGTTCAGATGTTTGTCTTCCGTACCTTCTGATTCGCCAAGCACATGGAACTCTGCTCCGTCGAAATCCCGTCCGTCCAGCAGGTACTCTCCGTTCTGCCAGGCATCACTTGCCCGCTGGTGAGCTTCTGCTGCATCCTTGGCTTCGACGACAACCACCTTGCGGAGAAGTTCCGTCACAGCGACTCTGTACTTCCTGCTCTCAGCCATTTCATTGCCCCCTTTCACTGCCTTAAGCCGGGCTCTTCACCCGGTAAGGCTTGTGTGTTTCCCTCAGCAGGTCTGACGCCATGCTGCGTTCCCGTCCATGTTGCGAAGAAGGATCGTGCGTGCGGTTTCGAACTCGTCGCCAATGAATCCAAGTCTCAAAAGCCAGCAACGCAGTGCGTACTTTTCGTGATCCGTTTGCTGAGGCTTTGGGCTGGCGTAGGCGACCTCCTTGGCCAGCTCGCTCATCGCCAGGCAAAGCTGGATGTAAGCCTTCATCTCGCCGGCGTGGATCCCGCCCTTCTTGCCGTCGTGCGGATCGGAAAACTGGAAAAGTCTGAACTCGATTGTCCCCTTGGTGAAGCTGGCGTGGAGGTTGAGCAT